AGGAACACGGCGACAAAAAGGGGAAGCGCGTGACGCTTCGGATGCTTGCTGCCGTGTACAAGCGCGGAATTGGTGCTTTCAAAACCAATCCGGGCAGCGTGCGTCCGACAGTAACAAGCCCTGAGCAGTGGGCAATGGCCAGAGTGAACCGTTTTTTGCAGGCCGTGAGAACAGGCCGATTCCCATCTGGAAAGTTCGACACTGACCTTTTGCCAGAAGGTCACCCGCTAAAAACTGATGAGGAGCGCAGTCATCATGAGGAAAGGCCATATCCAAATGAACACTCTGCGCGGATTACTGAACCGGATCAATATGACAGTTTCGCTCGTGATGTCGAAGCTGGCGGCGATGGCATTGATTTCATCTATGGCATCAACGATAATGATAGCGAGATTCAATCAATCCGTTTCGACGCTGATCGGTACAGCGAAGCGGAAGCGCAGGAATGGCTGCGCGAACACGACTTTGAGCCGATCAAGTTTGAACCAGCAGCGGAAGGCAGACAAATGGAAGAGCGACATATTGTTGACGTTGCGGAAACAGATGAGACGGTAACCATCGTTTTTGCAAAGGATCACGATGAAGAACCGGCCCCGATGGAAGCCGATGAGCGCCCGTATCACGATGACGATGAAGAGCGGTTCGACCGTTCCGATATGGTCATGCGTGCGATGGATATGGGTGAAAAAGCCATTGATCCGGACACCCGCACGGTTCGCGTCGGCGTTTCTTCCGAAGAACCGGTCAAAAGGTCTTTCGGGATGGAGGTCATCGACCACAGCCGCGAAAGCATGAATCTAGATTTCCTGAATTCTGGCCGCGCCCCGTTGCTGCTGGATCATGATATGGAGCGCCAGATTGGCGTCGTTGAATCTGTCGAACTGGATGAAGAGGCACGGCGTCTCCGTGCTGTCGTTCGCTTTGGAAAAAGTGAGCGTGCTTCTGAAATCTTCGACGATGTGACGGATGGTATCCGTCAAAACATCAGCGTCGGTTATCGTGTGGATGGCCGCGTTGAGCGTAAAGATGACCCGGAGGAATATTATCGGGTCGCAACCACACCAATGGAAATTTCAATCGTTTCAATTCCTGCGGACCAGTCAAGTCTGGTGGGCGTTGGCCGGTCGAATTCCGAGCCTTTAAGTGCAACCATCCAGACAGAGGAGAAGGAAATGTCTGAGATTGATATGGATGCGGTTCGGCAGGAAGCTGTCAAAGCCGCACGCAAAGATGCCAAGGACATCATGATCTTGGCACGGAAGCACAATCGTGCCGACCTTGGCGAAGACGCCATCGGTCGTGGTGCTTCCGTTGACGAATTCCGTGGCGAACTGCTGGACGCCATCGGAAACGAGCCGCTGGAAACTCCGGCGCACGTTGTCGATATGCCGGTCAAAGAGCAGCGCGAATATTCGCTGGCACGGATGATCCGCGCACAAGCGACTGGCGACTGGTCTGAGGCTGGTTTCGAGCGTGAAATGGCTGACGAGGTTCAGCGTCGTACAGGTCGCGCAGCGCGTGGAGTGTATGTGCCTGACTTTGCTTGGCGTGCTGGCGCAATGGCAACCGCTGCCACTGGTGCAGTTGGTGATGAGAATGTTGTGGATAACTTTATCCCGACCGTTCATCGCGGTGATATGTTCATCGAAGCCCTTCGCGCACGTCAGGTGATGGCGAACCTTGGCGTCACCTTTATGGGTGGCCTGACCAACCGCATCAAGATGCCGAAATTCTCTGCTGGTGCCACTGCGGCATTCGTTGAGGAACTTGGCGATGTTGCGGATCAGTCGCAGACTGATGCAGGCGTGACGCTCCAGCCTCGCACGATGGGTGCCTATGTTGACATCAGCCGCCTTGCTCTTAAAGAGAGCGTGCCAGCCCTTGACCGCATCGTTCAGGACGATCTGCTTCGCGCAGCTGCTGACCTGATCGAATCCACTGCGATCAGCGGTTCTGGTTCCGGCGGTGCGCCGACTGGCATCCTGAACAACGGCGATGTCGGAAACGTCGATATCTCCGCTGGCACCGACGTTGCTGCCCTGACTTGGGCCGACATCACCGATCTGGTGAAGACAGTCGAAGATGCAGACGGCATCATCAACGCGCAGACCTTGGGCTGGCTGTCCAACCCGAAGGTCAAGGCGAAGATGGCCAACACTGTCAAGGTCGCAACCACTGACAGCGTGATGCTGCTGAATGATCCGTGGAATAGCCTGTATGGCTACCGCGCTGAATTCACCAGCAACGTCCCATCGAACCTGAATCCGGGTGATGGTGGAACCGACGCTTCGGCCCTGATCTTCGGCGATTTCTCGCAGCTGATCGTTGGTCTGTTCGGTGGTGCGGACATCATGATTGATGAGACGACTGGCGGTCTTGCTGGCACGACTCGCATCATCATGCACCAAGACATCGACGTGGCGATCCGTCACGGTGCATCGTTTGCGATCACCGACGAGGTATCCACTGCCTAACTATCAAACGGTGGCCGGGTTCGCTCGGCCACCATTTCCCTTGCGAGGTAACACATGAAAATCAAGATTCTTGAAAAGTGCTATACCGGAACCGTGGGCAATATGTACGCTGGTGACGAGCATGATATTGACGACCGCATCGCTGAAAAGCTGATCGCGCGTGGTTACGCAGAGGCGGCAACTAAAAAGGCAGGCCGTCCGAAAAAGAAACTGTTTGATCGCGCCGCCGATGCTGGCGAGATTGAAACGCCAGAGGATGAGTGATGGCCGTCGAAAGTGCTGACGACCGTGCTATTTTTGTCGATATCGATGATTTCGGATCGGCAGGAACGTACACGCCGACAGGCGGTGTGGCCAGTACGGTCAACGGCATTTTCGATAACGACTTCATCGAAGTCGATGCTGGGGGAGGCGTGGGCGTGGCTTTGCAACAGCCACGCTTTCACTGCCGCACTGCTGACGTTTCTAGCGCCGCTGAAGGCGATGCGCTGGTTGTTGGCGGGGTCAACTACACAATCCGCATTGTGCAAGATGACGGCACCGGAATGACGATGCTGGTTCTGGAAAAAGATTGATGGCGCATGTTCGCAAACAAATCCGTGACGCGATAGTGACGGCGCTGACAGGTTTGACGACGACCGGGACCAACGTGTTTCGGTCGCGTATTTATCCGCTGGAAAGCAGCAAGCTGCCCGGCCTTTGCATTTTTACGCGGTCAGAAGCCGTGGAATTTGATACATTGACAATATCGCGGTCGATCAACCGCGTTCTGGATGTCAGCGTTGAAGCGTATGTTTCGGCCACTGCCGATTACGACAACACGCTGGACACCATTGCCGTCGAAGTCGAAGAGGCTTTGGCGGCAGATGTGACGCTTGGCGGCTTGTCGAAAGACTTGCAGGCCACAGCGTTTGAAGTTGATTTTTCGGGCGACGGCGAACAGCCGGTGGCCGTTGGTCGCTTCACCGTGACGGTGCAATACCGCACCGCCGAAAACGATGTTGAAACTGCCGTCTAACAGGAGATTGAAATGGCAACTTTCAAAGGCAATGAAGGCACGGTGTTGAGCGGATCTGACGCTGTTGCCGAAATCCGCAGCTTTAGCGTCAGCGAGACTGCTGATGTGATCGAAGACACCGTGATGGGCGATAGCGCCAAGTCATATGTCGCCAGCTTCACCGATGCCACGGCAACGGTTGAATGCTATTTCGACGACACTGACACCGCGCAAAACAGCTTCACCGTTGGTTCTTCTGTGACGCTGAATCTGCAAATGGAAGGCAACACGACCGGCGATCACAGACTGTCCGGCACAGCCCTGATCACGGGCCGTGACATCAGTGTCGCTGCTGACGGGATGGTTGAGGCCACTTACTCGATGCAGATCACTGGCGGTCTGACTGAGGGTACTGTTGCCTAATGTCGCTAGGCAAAAAAATCGCTGAAAGGCGTCAGAAGCAAGCGCGTATCATCGAGGTTCCCGAGTGGGGCGACGATGGTGCGCCTTTGCTGCTGTATGTTTATCCGATCACCGCTGGCGATCTGAACAAGATTCAGAAGAAACACAAAAACTTTCTGAACGACATGACGATTGACGGGATGGTTGACCTGATCATCCTGAAAGCTGGTGACGCAGATAACAACCGCTTATTCACCCTTGCAGATAAAACCTATCTGATGGATGAGCCGTTGCCGCTGATTTCGTCGATTGCGGCTGAGATGTTTGGCGATGTCGAAGGTGTCGAGGACGCGGAAAAAAACTAAAGGCCGATCCGCTGCGCTTCAATATACTTGCGCTTGCGGATCGCCTTCACAAGACGCAGCCAGAGATTGAGGAATTGACGCTTTCCGAAATCAACGAATGGTTCGCATATTTCAAGGTGGTAGATGATGGCCGTTCAACCAATTAAAATCCCTATTACCGCCATCGACAGAACGAAAAAGGCATTTCAATCTGTCACGCGCAGCA